CCTATGGCTAGGCCTCTGACTGTAGATTCATCTCCTTAGATGACTACACCGTTGAATTATCTCGGTATTTAGCCATCATATGTAGATTATGTCTACATAGTCATTCCATCATGGATACTGATATTCATGATCAACTCCAAGGATTGAGTTGTCGATCCATAATGCCCTACTACTAATTGTTATTAGTAGTCATTTATGCAATATTGATATTTTGTATCAATATCAACAAGCATATCCTTGTCTTTCAGTAGATAGGGAATCATAACCCTTAGTGTTTGCTCAAAGCATACACTATTATTAAATGCAGACCGTCTAGGCGATCTGTCCTGCATATATGTACATACTTTTTCAAAGTGTGTATAATCGAAGTTTGTTAAGATGCCTTTAGCATTCTTGATATCAATCATGCCGTTATTATCAGCAAATAATGACATCATCTTAAGGAAATTACATATTTCTATAATTTCCCCAAAGACATCTTCCATACAGAGTAATTCTGTAGGGAAACTTCCGGGTAATGGTGGAGTGAAATCTTCATTAATTAAATAACTTAGCAAGTCCATATTATGTTCTTGCTTATTAACAAGGATGCCTAACTTATGGTTAGGCATGGACTCCAACTCATCATAGTATTGATGATAATAAGTTAATAACATCGGATCTAAATATTTCGATGCAATGTGCTCGTTAACCAATATATTATATTGGTTATTTGATATTTTATTGCTATAAGGAATATAACAATATCTATCGATACTATCAATTTCATGTTGATAGTTTTCACGGGAAGCTGATATCCTATCGGATATCAAGAAATCTAAGCAAGATGATTTAAGTTTAATCATCCAGTATGTATATTTGAAGATATAATATATATCTTCAGAATGGTGAAATACCACTTCAGGAATAGTGAATGGTTTGAACTGAGGTAACACATCACCATGTGTTATAATTAATAATAATTTATAAAGGCATCCTTTATAATAATCATCAGTAATGGTATAATTGTATATGCCACTGTCGTTCAATTGCTTCAATAATTTTGAAGTTTTATAATTTGAACATAGTCTCTTATAGAGATTATGAAGCTGTTTTGATAGAGTATGAATATTATATTCATGCTCACTGGCCCAACAAATTGCAGATAGAGATGCTGCAAAATCATGATAGTATACCACTAACCTTGATGGTAGTGGGGTTGATATATGTCCATTGTAAATAGTGCAATGGATACCTTCCGCAGTATAATGGTTATCACCATTATTATTATAATAATTAAATACAGATTTATCTGTATTTATCATTAGGTTAGCCCATTCGGATGCAATCCGATGGGATATTTCGCTGAGATACTTATATCCAGTATCTCCATTGGGACATATCAGTAAATCTTGTTTTACTGTATTATGTTGAGAGTCATCTCCAACGATGGCATAATATTCCCATGGTCTAGTGTTTTTATGATTAGACATTAACATATCTAGCCTAAACACTATGTGATGGCAAAATGAGAATCCAAGGAAGGAACCTTTTCCTCCTTGTAATTGTCCAGATTGCTGATGAAAATCCAGCAATCCTGACTCAAGAGGATCTTGATATTTGTTATCAAGATTACAACACAATCTCCAGAAACGCCCAATAGGGCTTTCAGGCCATATTAAATCTAAGCAATCTTGTTGAAATTGCTGATCTAATCTGTCAGTTGCTGAGTCATAATCCCAGCAATAGAAATTATTCATCTGAATATTTATGTATTCAGGTTTAGTGTATAAGCAGCCGAAGTACAACATATCCGGTTGATTCTTATAACAATCAGACTTAATTTTCTGATTTATAATCTCTAACCGGCGATGAAGCCAATTCGCCCTATCTTGTAGAGAATTGCATAATATTCTTATTATGCGATCTTTAGGTTTACTAGGATTTTCTATTGCAATAGTCCTAATTAGAATATCTTTTACACCATCGAACGGTGTAGTTCTATATTGTGAATGATAATTTACATAATTATCAAATTCAATACATTCAGGGTAATCTTTAATGATATCCCTTTCTAACACAGAAGAAAGATAAGCCATCTTCTTCAATGTATCAGGCCTAACTGCTCTATAGCTAGGAACAGGTTTGGTAGTTGTGAGACTTCCACAACTAAGCTCTTTGATTTTTGATGATAATTTTTCATCAATATCCTTTTTCTTAAACTTAGTTTTCCTATGTTTATTCTTTTGTTTCTTATTATTGTTAATAATAAGATTAGGTACTATGCTGGCAGTACCTTTACTGCCAAAGAAGTAGTCTGAATCGGTGTATTTTTCATCGATTAATGGTGATCTAGATTTAAATAATATATTATTTAAATCTTGTATATAAGGGTAGATACCATTTTGGATATCTAATTTGAGTTTGTTGAAAATGATATTATAATCACTTTCACCTTGTTCTTTAAGATGATAATATTCATCAATATTAATATCACAGTTATAGATTATTAGTTCTATAATCTTCTGCCGTTCATCATCATATTTTATATGATAATGTTCATCTTTAAGCATATCGTTTAATTCACGATGTGTAGATGTTTCTTTAGGAGATGAGATCTCCTTTATCATTTCAATAAGGTAATCATGTTTACCTTGATCGGTGGGATAAAGTAAATTGAATAATTTACTTAATGATAACATGAAAGAGACTAATTCTCTCTTTTCAGGTAAATCATAGTTCTTCATAGAGGGACTATAATAGATATATAATATACATTTAAGTATATAATTATATCCTAATCCTCCATGAGATTGGAAGGATAACTCTTCATAATTATCTAATGATAAGATAATTAATTCAAAGTCTTTGGGCAGATATAATTTCTGTCCTCTTGAGAGATCTATGTAATGACAATCATTACTATGAACCTCAATGATGGAGTTAGCGGTTATCCCTAACTCTAGCTTTCTACTGAAAGATTCAATTTCTTTCTGATTAGATTTACAATAGTCAATAAATTGACTATAATTCCAATCAGATTCATCCTGTATCAGTTCAGGATGTTTTGTCCTTGCTATAGCACATGCTGCTGTAGAATAGAACCATTTAAGGTATTTATTTACCTCAGCAAGTACATGCTTTAGATCTTCATGTCTGAAGCCTAAATCAGAAGCAAAGGCATTGAGTCCTTTGATAATCTCATCCATAGATGGACCATCGTAGTTCTCAAGATAAATAGTTGCTTTGTGATTTTCAAGGCAATCACAAACCTGGGATAGTAATGACATATTGTCCTATCCTCCTTTCCCAAGATTACCAAGCCTCTTGGTAGCTATTGGTCATGGCAAACGATTGTGTTTGCCACTGTGCTCCCAAGGTATACCTGATATACCTTCGCGATAGGTCACACCTATCACGCCTAGGCAGGGATCGGTTCCTTGCAGGTAGCAGCCAATCACTGGCTTCGGCCAGGAAGGCAGAGTCCTTTGGATTGGTGGAGCGAGTCC